ATCCCTGCAGATCCATCGGGCTGGTAAGAACAAACTCGATACTTTCACCGGGAAGCTCGCTATTTTTACCGTCGATATAGAAAACCCGCTTCCTCACCTGCAAGGGATCTGCTGTTGGATTTCCATCAGGAAAATTACGCGCATCCAGGTAATGCGCAAAAGTGTCATGAATCGTAACTTTGGCCTGCAGCATATCGTCATAGGCCAGACAGAGCGCAGTGATAGAGCTGTCAATGTTGGCAACAGTGAGCGTCGGCTGGGCGCTACTGCCATCGGTTGACGCTTCCAGTCCCTCGAGCTTATATGGCCAGGCACCATACTCTTCGCCCTGCCACCAGATACTCTTCGCCTTTAACTTTGATTCGTCGCCACCAGCAGCCGCAATCTCTTCTTCAGTATGCGGGAGGTTATAAGCGTGAAAGCGCAGAACGTCGTCCAGACCAAACACAGAACCGTCTACCTCAAGAAGACGTATTTTTTCACCAGGTTCGAGGCGTTGATAATCTTCAGTAATCATGGTGCGTATGCCTGTTTGAAGGTTGCTTTTATGGTCATCACTTTGCTGGATAGCGGCTGGGCTTTAATGGAATCAGCTTCAATCCGGTATAAACCGGTTTCGCCAACAGGAGACGTCCAGATAAAGGATTTTGTGATGTGCTTGCGGCAAAAACTCAGCGCATCGAGCATCTCTGCCTTTTTTCCCGTTAAGGTCATCGGCCATGACTGTTTTCCAGGATTGATGCCTTCACCGACGATCTGTTCAAAGCCGTCTCCGAAGGATGCAGAGCGTGTTGCGTAAGTGAACTCCCCTTCCATTCCCGCTTGAATCTGGGTTCGCCAGGTAAATGTTTCGATCGCCACCTTTCCTCCGGGCATAAAAAAACCCAGCGAAGGCTGGGTTAATCACGTGAGATCCTATTTATTATTAAAACGATTCCACAGTCGAAATTCGGTAGACATAAGGCCCACGTTGCGATCCGTTCTCGTCAATTTCGTTGTATGTAATGATGCCGTCAACATTTAGAGGGACATCCAATACATCAATTGTGGCTATGTTTTTGTGGATTGTTGACCCCCAATCAAGAAGGGCTAAACCTTTCCCAAATTCTTCCATTACAAATGGGTATCGTTCGACTCCCCATGCCTCGTAGTTTTCTACAACGCCAAAACCGAAGGAAGCATTGTCATAATTGAGTTTTTTGTCATTCAGAACTGGAGAAACGAATGAAATACTCGATTTTTCATCCCCGACCCATAGAGCCGTCACCTTAACTGAAGCCATTTCGTGTCCCTTAAGCCATTAATTTCAGTGACATAATCATACCAGTCAAAATGCCCGGATGGTGGTTATTTATGGCACGATTACCAAAAAGGGATATAACAAATAACGGTCACTATTCATCATCTCGATCTCGTCGCATTCCAGATTAGACCACCAGGCTGAAGCTGTTTGGCAATTCCAGTACGAACAGACTGATCGATGGTCTGTTTGTAAGCCCGAGAAATAGCATCGTTATTGCCGGAAGTCTGCTGGTGAGTGTTCTGGTTTTGAACGACCACGGAAGTTTGAACGGTTACGCCGCCAGCTGCATTCGATTGCAGCCCATACATTGGGGCTGTGCCAACATAACCACCGTTTGCATACCCCTGAGCTCCACGCATAAGCGCATAGAGATTGCCAACACCTAATGCACTTGTCGCTTCCTTCGTAAACACAAACTCACCGCCGTGTACAACGCCTTTCGGTTGGTATTTACCGCCATCTCCCGTGTAGCCGCCTCCATCAAAACCGGGGACCAAACCACCACCTGAGAAACCAAAGAACGCGCCGATACCGGTTCCACCAAACGCTGACTTCATTCCATTAACCAGAGCCAGTTGGGTCAGCATCTGGGCGATGCCCTTGAGGAAAGTGGAAAGGAAATCTGAGAAGTTAGATTTACTTGTTGTGAAGAAATCAGTCAGGGTGCTGGCCATGCCGGTGAATGCGTTGCTGGTAACCGTCTGCACCTGGGAGTAGACATTGGTCGCGCTGTCTTCGAAATCAGCCCAGCCCTTTTTCGCGCCGGTCAACCAGTCGCCACGCAACCTGTCCTCTGCATCATAGTAATCATTCGCCGCTTTAAGCTGCTTCTTATATCCGCCATCATCCAGCGAACCACCTGAATTTTTCCAGCCGGCGGCGAGCTGGCTCTTTGCCAGCTCTCGCTGCGCCTGGCGGTCACTCATCCCCGCGCCACCCAGTAATGCGGCCTGTTTCTCAGCCATCTGCGTGACGTATTTCTGCGAGGTATCCATGCGCTTGTTCAGCAGTTCCTGCGCGGAAATCTGATCACCCAACAGGGCTTTCTGCCGCGCTAACTGCAGCGCCTGGTCTTTACTCGCCAGCAGGGATTGTTCCTGCTTTGTCAGTGAACGTGAACGCAAGGCCTCCTCCAGCACCTGAAATTTCGCTTCAGTCGTCCACAGATCTTTGCGCTGCTGGCTGATGGTGTCGTTCAACCCTTTATGCTGCTGCAGCGCGCGTAACTGTGCCTGAAGCGCCAGTAACTCGGCCTGAACAGCATCCGTGCTGCGATCGCCAGCCGATATAGTGCCCTGCTTTCCGGTTTTCGACTTTTTGCCAAAAGCAGCGACTTCTTCTCGATCCTTCTGTGTGGTCGCGGTTTTTATCTTGCGGGTGGTATCAAGGTATTTACTTGCACTAATGTCTGCGGCATCCCAGTCTTTTTTCAGCTGAGAAACGCTGTCGCCATAAGCACCGGCCATTTGTTCGTTATAGTCCTGCCATCCCTGCAGAGTATCTGTTTTCGCCCAGTCAGGAACGAGATTAATCGCGGCAGCGATAGAGGAAGAAATGATCTGGTTCAGTTTCTGGAAAACTATCGCAACGCTGTAATAAATTGCGTTGAATTCCTTCAGTGTGTTTGATGCCAGCTCAGCTACCCACTGACCGATATTCTGCATGGCCTCAGACGCCCAGTCTTTGATATCCAGCCACAGGCGACCAAACGGTGTCAGCGAGTCGTAAGCCTGCTCTCCACGTTCTGCCATCGTATCGCCAAACAGGTCCATAGCCTGTGTAACGGCCGCGGTCTGGTCCTTCTGTTTCACCAGCTCATCAATGTGCTTAAGCTGCGAAACAGTCAGGAAATTGTATTGTTCGTTTAGACTCTGAAGGGCTTTAACCGGATCCTTTTCTATATCCTGATATGCCTTGGTGATGTCCTGCGCCGAAACAATACCGGTTTGAACTGCTAGTGCCGTAGAGCCTGCCACTTTTTCAAGCTGCTGCTGTGTAAGCGATCCCATGCTAATCAGTTCAGTCATCAGACTTTGAACGGTTTCTACAGTAGCGCCAGTAGAGGCAGCAATCGACTGGGAGGAAGCCATTATCTGGAGCGCTGACGTGCCTGCAATGTTGCCAGTCCTGATAATGGCCTTGTTAATTTCGTCGTAGGCTGTGAAGTAGTCCGCTCCCGCTTTTGCAGCAATCAGAACAGCACCGGCCAGGCCACCAATGGCCACTCGGGCAGGAGTCACCATCGATAACATCGCTTTCAGAGCATTGCCTACACCGCCAAACGAATCGCGCAGCTGGCCACCCTGCTGAATGGCTACCATATAAACCGGCATACCGGACGCCAATGAAGTTACGATGTCGGTCATTTGCATTGGTAGATAACGCATCGCGTTGCGGTATTGCCCCGCGCTGATCGCTCCTGACTTCCACGCTTCCTCCTGCTCTTTCAGTCGGGCGATCATCGGTGCAGCACGATCGGACACGCCAAGTTGGGCTGCTTTTAGCTCTAACAGTTCTGCGCGCGTTTTTCCGATTGCTGTGACCTGCTCTTCCAGCGAATCGATAAAGGTTTTGCCCGCCGCAGCTGCACGCTGCGCTGCCTGTGCCTGTTCAATGCGAGCCCGCCCCTCTGCGGTCTCAGACTCCATGACCTGCGCCAGTTTAGCTCGGGTCGTCTCAAGCACGCTGTTGTAGCGAGTAAAGTCCTCGTCTCCCACCAGCCCTTTACCGCGAAACTTCGCCAGGCTCTCCTGGATCGTGTCCAGTTCATCCAGCGCCTTGTTGACCGGGCTGATTTTATTCAACAGGTTCTGCAGCTCCTGGCGCTGTTGCTTCAGGCTTTCGCTGTTCTTCTTCTGGTTGTCGATACCGGTGCGGAACGTACTGTTCAGGTCATCCGCTTTACCTGCCGCGGCGGACGCGGTCTCCTGAAAGCGATCCAGTGCCTGATTACCGCGCTCCAGCTCACTGGTATTTACACGCAGGGAAATCGTGGCGATATCGTTACTCATTACGCCCTCTCTTTATGCATAATTTTTAGCGCAGCACTTTCCATCACCCGGATGTCCGAAAGCGCGGTTGCCTCGTCGTCGACGTTGTGCAGACGCATTACCCAAGGCAAAACGTTATAGTCGAGCCCGGACGCGCCGCCCATTCCCGTTCGCCATTGCGTGCTGACAGCCTGAAATACAAGGAATGAAGGCCAGATATCGGGCCAGACATCTACGAAATTATCGTCATAGTCATCCGGCGTAAGCCCGTAAGGCGCCAGGTCTGCCGCTGTGGGTTCAGGCGTATAAAACGCAGAGGCAACCGCTATCAGTTTTTTTCACGCTGCCCCATGAGCTCGCGGTAGTAGGTTTCCGGGATGGCCTTCATCGCCGCCGGATAGTTTTCCAGCAGCACCGACAGGTTTTCCGCGTTGAATGCATCAGGAAGTGCCCAGCCTGAAATGATTTCCATCAGAAAATCAGTGGCGGTTTTGCCTTCGAGTTTTTCCAGGTCAGCCAGTTCCTTAAGTGGCTTGTGATTAAACGTGAACGTCAGCACGCCATCCTCATCGCCGGCTCGGGGGATCGAGACATTGGCCTTGAATGTAGGTTTGGGCTGAAGGGTGAATTTGGTCGCCATCGATACCTCTTAACGAAAAAAAA